GCACTACTACCAACACCATATTGGTGACTTCATTAAGGACACCTCGTTCTTAACCAACGAAGAAGTTGGCATCTACATGAAGTTACTTTGGCTTTACTACGACACAGAAAAGCCGCTTCCAAACTTACTGCACGAACTTTCAATGAAGGTCAATGGCCGCGATAAGGAACAAGCCATATCGGGGCTGCTTAGCATGTTCTTCACGCTAGAGGAAGGAAGCTGGCATCACAAACGATGCGATAGGGAGATAGCCCACTATCATCAGCAATTGGAAGCCGCTTCTAAGGCTGGGAAAGCGTCAGCCGCTAAACGAGCGTTGAACAAGCGTTCAACGGACGTTCAACAGCCGTTCAACGACCGTTCAACGACCGTGCAACCAACCAATAACCAACAACCAATAACCAATAACCAACAACCAATAACCAATAACCAACAACCAAATATAAAGCAACGCTCGGCAAGCTCGCTTCGTCCTAGTGACGTTAGCGAATCTGTTTGGGATGACTTTCTTGCTATCAGAAAGGCTAAGAAGTCACCGCTTACCGAAACTGCGCTGAAAGGTATTAGGCGAGAGGCTGGACTTGCAAACCTAACGCTTGAGAAGGCTTTGCAAATGTGCTGCGCCAGGGGTTGGCAAGGATTCAAGGCTGATTGGGTTACAGACGATCTCAAGAAGGAAGATCACTACAAGCAATCATTAGACATTATCTTTGGCAGAAACAGGCATGAGAAGGACATCACGCCTAACAATCTACTGGAGGGCTAAGGCATGGACATGCAAGTTATTGAGGCAATCTTTAAGAAGCTTTCCATGACTTACGGAAAGGCTTTTCTCGACCAGTATCGAGACATGAACATCCAAGAGGTTATGGAGAATTGGGCGCACGAATTATCTGGATTCTCTACAAGCCCTCATGCCGTGGCCTACGCGATGGAGTGCTTGCCATCAGATAAACCTCCCAACGTGCTGCAGTTTCGGTCTTTGTGCAGGCAGGCCCCTCCTCCGTTTTATCAGCGACTAGAAATGACAATAGATAAGACTAAAGGACTAGAGCAGGTTGCAAAACTCAAGCAAATAATTAGACCTCGCAATTTAGAAGGGGAATTTTGATGACAGATAAAGAAAAAGCCTACGCACTGCTGAGAAAGCTAGCAGACGAAACAACGTATGTGATGGTGCATCCCAACGAGCTAAGAATCTTGCTACACGACTTAGACCAGATGAGACTAAAGGTTGATATAGCTAGAGATAATTTGATGGATGCTTGGAACCTTTACAAAGGGGATATGGCATGAACCGTTTTGCTTTAGTCAGAGAGCTAGTCAAAGACCCGTCATTGCGAGTCACGGAGATTGCATGGAAAACTGGCTACAACAAAGGTCATGTCTCAAGACTACGCAAGGAAGCTAAAGGAGATTCCATGATCGAAAACAAAAGCGCAAAGACGCCAGCAGATAGTTCTATGGCGTGGGGTTGTCAGTGTGGCAGAGCTTATACGGTGACATGTATTTCAAGCAAACCACAAAAGAAGGAATGGGTTGGGCTGACGGCTTATGAAATACAAGAGATCTATTCAGGAAATCAGCACTGGGGCAATTTTGCTTGCGCCATAGAAGCCAAGCTAAAGGAGAAGAACAGTTGAAAACCTATCTTGCAGGCGAAGCTGTGTGGAGAAGGCCAGCCGATCAATCGCCACCACGAGGTGTCAAGATGCTGCTGTTGAACCCTGGTGGTGTGTGCATAGTCGGGACTTGGGAAGATTGGGCGCTGGCTTGGGCTCCGTTACCGAAGTTACAAGGCGAGATCAAGGAACTGCTTATGAAAGGAATGGCATGAGTGGCGATCACAATATGAAAGATTCTTTTGAATGCCCAAGGTGCGGACATTGTTGCGCTGTTGATGAATGGGAGGTTCAAGACAACGTAAACCATCCTGCGCACTACACGTCTCATCCTTCTGGCGTAGAGTGCATTGAGATCACGGAGCATATGAACTTCAACCTTGGTAATGCTACGAAATACGTTTGGAGATCGAGCCTAAAAGGTAAAAATGTTGAAGATCTCAAAAAGGCTATTTGGTACTTAGAAAGAGAGATAGCGAGGATAGGATGACTGACGAGCAAAAAAAGATTCTTACTTACTTGAGGAAGCGTAAGACACCAGCAGACTTAAAAGCAGTGAGACTGCAAACAAAGATCGACAAACAAACGGCGGTCAATTGTTTAAAGGCTTTGCTAAAAAAAGAATGTATCAAGACATCGTATAGGATAGATGTGTACGGCAAAGAACGTGTCTGGGAGTGGGTCAAGGACGAGTACGAGGTCAAGAAGGTATCCAGGCCGAAGAAGAAGTTCAAGCCTGTTCTATCCAAGCCTAGGCAAAAAGAGGAAGGCGTAGACATCAGTTTTTTCAATAATCCGTTTAATCTGAGGGTCGCATGAACTTACACGAAGCAGCAGCTATGAGTGCCGCACAGGATGTTATTGAGCAGGCACAGTCAACAAGTGCGTTAGAGCAACGAGCATTAGCAATAGTTAACGAGTCAATAGAGCTACACAAAAAAGCGATAGACCTTCGTTTGCAAGCAGAAGAAATTTTGAAGGAGATTAGATTCTTATGATTGCAGGCATACTTTTAGGTTTTAGTCTTGGCTGGTTCTGCCATATTGTTTTTATCCACTACAGAGTAAAATGAAAGTTGGCTCCTTCCCCTCCTTTGCCCGACGCGACGTTGGGCGTTTTTTTGTATGAATGCTGCGGTCTATACGGCAATCTTTGGAAACTATGACCCGTTGCACTACGCGGTCAGGCAAAGCGTTCCTACGGCCTTCTACGCGATCCTAGACGGTGCTAAGAAGCCTCAAGGATGGCAGCAAGTCATCACAAGCAGACGCTTCTCAGATCCGCGTATGGATGCTAAGTGGTTTAAGGTATTCCCAGACAAGTTAGAGTTTGCTGAGGACTACGTGATCTGGATAGACGGGTCGATAAGGATCACAAGTCCTGAGTTTGTGGCCTACATGATCGATCAAGCCGGAGATACGATGGCGGCATTCCAACATCCTTGGCGGACTTGTATCTATCAAGAAGCTGGAGAGTGTTGGGATATGGTTAAGTATCAAGACCAACCTATCTTGGCTCAGGTCGAGCACTATCGGGATCAGGGTTGGCCGCAGGATGCAGGTCTTATTGCTGGCGGGGTGTTATGTTGGAAGAGGAGTTACATCAATCCCCAGGCTAATCAAGACTGGTGGGTCGAGATGATGAAGTGGACGCTACAGGATCAGTTGTCGTTTCCGATCATTGCAGACAAACACGGGTTAGAGGTTAACGTTTGTACAGAAAACCTCATGGATAACAAATACTTTCAGGTGGTAGCTCACCATAGGATGACGGAGTATGAAAAAAGTTCCGATACTCATTTGTACGGTAGGGAGTCCAAGTCTTGAAATCACGTTGTCGAGCATCCGTCTTTACGCCAAAGAAGCGCCGATATATCTGTCGAGTCGGGCCGAGACAATGGACGAACGAATTTACAAATGGGTACTCAACTCGGCGGGTAACTTTGGTGATGCCTACAACCGGATCATGGACGACGCATTCCAATACCACGATGTAGTCATCATTGCCAACGACGACATCTGCCTGACTCCAGACTCTTATAGACTCATTCTTGAGGATGCCGAGCATCTACAGAAGGCAGGACATAAGATCGGTGTTTTAGGGGCGAGGTCGGACAATATCCTGGAAGCTCAGAACATCCGGTTCGAGGGTGGTGCAAGACACGGGTTAAAGTGGGCGGAAGAACAGACGATCAAAGAAACGGGTGTTATTGCGCCGATCTTTGCTTACATCACGAAGGAAGCCTTCCAGTCGGTCAGGTTTCCTCCGATCAACTGGTTTTCAGATAACGTCTTTTGTCATACACTTACGGTATGTGACTTTAAGCATTTTGTTTCAAGGAGTTACGTCCATCACGCAGGCAGTCAAAGTGTGGGTAAGGACGACTCCAAGAACATCAAGGAGGCAGCAACATGGCTGTGGAAAAACGAACCAGGGATAGCAAGACATTACCGTCTCCCTACAAGCTGAAAGTGCCTCCAGTACCCATCAGGTACGACAGGAAAGTAGGTATTCCTTTACAACCTAAGGAAAAGAAATGAAAGGCTTGCTTTCCCCGAAGGTAATGATTGTCATCAAGGAAGAAAAGGACGAGAGTTGTCCACTTCCAACGCAAGACGAGGCTTTGAACGAAGAGAACAAGGCAATCGCAAAAGAGAAAGCAATGTATGGCCCTGAACGAGAAGGCGATACGCAGTTCTGGCGGGATCTAGGCGCAAAGTGGCGCATCTCTGCAAGCCAGGCTCAAGAAAGGCGTTGCGGTAATTGCGAGTACTTCGACATGGACATGGAAGATTGCCTGCCAGAAGGTGCGGGTTATTGCCATCAGTGGAACTTTATGTGTGCGCCGGACAAGTCTTGCGCTTCTTGGGAAATGGGCGATGAAGAAGGCGGAGAAGAAGATCTCGAAAGTGATGACTGAGTTCAAAAAGGGTAAGTTGCACTCAGGGAGCAAGAAAGGCCCAGAGGTGACAAACCCGAAGCAGGCTATTGCTATTGCCTTATCTGAGGCAGGAAAGGCTAAAAAGAAATGAAAGGTTTATACGCAAACATCCACGCTAAACGCGAGCGTATAGAAAAGCAGAAAGCTGCTGGCAAGACTCCTGAGCGTATGCGTAAGCCTGGGGCTCCTGGAGCACCTACGGCTAAGGCTTTCAAAGAATCAGCGAAAACGGCTAAAAAATGACTGCCGCCTGGACTAGGAAAGAGGGTAAGAACGCTAAGGGTGGCTTGAACGAGAAAGGCCGGAAGTCTTACGAGGCTGCGAACCCTGGGTCTAACCTAAAGGCTCCCGTAAAAAGCGGCGATAACCCGCGCAGAGCGTCTTTCCTAGCGAGAATGGGTAACATGCCTGGGCCGGAACGTAAGCCAGATGGTAGCCCTACTAGACTCTTACTTAGCCTAAAGGCATGGGGTGCGAGTTCTAAGGAAGATGCAAGAGCGAAAGCAAAAGCAATCTCTGCGAGGAACAAGAAGTGAGGCGTAGGAAAGGTCTGCTGGACGAAGAGAAGTTCCTGCCTCCGCTGCCAGAGCAGTTGCCGCGTGGAGCTAGTTCTTTGCTTGGCTACGGTCAAGGCCCAGGTATGCAGGTATTCCAAGAGGCTGCTGACGTAGGAAGAGGTTTGTTTGGAGCGACCCCGATTATCGAGGGTGGTGAGGGTTACAGAACCGGTCAGGCACTAGCGAACATTCCTCCGATTGCTGCTGGGCTTGGTGTTATCAAGGCTCCAGGTAAAGCAGGTCAACTTATAAGTGCTGTGCCAAACATGCAAAGGTCTGTACGTCCTACAGCGCAAGAATTGGCTTTGCAAGTGGCGCAAAAAAATGCGGCGTTGCCTGTAGAGCAAGGAGGTCTTGGATTGCTCGCTTCTAATACGCCAGAAATGAGAGCAGCGGCTTTGGGGTATAGGGATTACTATCACGGGACAGAAAGGCTTGATCGGTTGTTAGAAGGCAAGTCTTTTGACCCAAAGAGAGCTACTTCTGGCCCGATGCCATTTGGTGCGGCAGAACAAGAACTAGCATCCAAATATGCAACAAGCAAAAGAGATACGTCTAGGCTTGCTCAAGATGAAGGCGATGTTAGCAATTACTTTACGGTAAGCGCAAAAGACATAGGCTTAAGAAGCAAGGCTGACATTCCAGTAGAGAAGGCTTTTTATTACTTATCGCCTGAACAGCGAGCAGAGATAACAAAAAGGGCTAGGCAAGTAGGTTACGAGAATCCAGAAGAAGCGACAGGGAATATTATTTTCCATCCTGAAAGGTCTAATGCTTCTGTCGTTAGCGATCAAACCTTTGACTATTACTTAAACAAGGAAGCAAGAGGAAATCCTTTAACGGCTTTGCGTCAGATATGGCACGATAGCGGAACGCTTTATGGCGACGAAGAGAAGCTAGCAGATGTTTTTAGAGCAGCAGGGTTTCCTGTAGACATTTCCCAAAAGAACGCTCCGTGGACAACGGCGCAAGGTGTATTTGCTGGGAAAGCAAGGTTACAGAATCCTTTAATGACTACAGATTCAGAGGCTTTGGAATCAAGAGTTATTCCTGCGCTCAAAGAAGCGTTTAAGAAGGATAGAACCGTAAAGAAAGATTACGGGCCTGACCAATGGGCGAAGGACGTTAGATTTACGCCTAAAGAGTGGGTCAATGAACTTGAAGCAGATTTGGCCGCTGGCAAGAACTCATTTGTATGGACTTCAATACCAGACAAAGTGACGGCAGAGCTTAAGAAGTTGGGTTATGACGGCATACTTGATGTTGGAGGCAAAGGCGGGGGCTCCCCTTATCAAGTTGTAATTCCTTTTGAAGCCAAACAGGTTAGGTCTAAGTTTGCCGCGTTCGATCCTATGAGGAAAGACGAGGCCGACTTGCTAGCAGGAATAGGTACAGTAGGAGCAGGTTTACTTAGTCCTGCTGTCTTAGAGTATCTTCGTCGCAGAGATGAAGAAGGTATGTAATCTGTTGCAAACAAACAACGAATGGACAACAAAGTATTGAGTGATGGTGAAAAGAGAGTACCTCCTGCTCAAAGGCTAAAGCTATCTCGGCGAGGAATAAAAACCGATGACCTCCAACGGAGAATACGGTGAGTCAAGTAGAAAAAGTTTTGATAGAAAAGCTGATTCCTTACGCAAGGAACGCAAGAACACATGACGAAGCGCAGGTCTCGCAGATTGCGGCTTCCATAAAAGAGTTTGGGTTTAACAATCCAATCCTCATTTCTGACGATTACTCAATCATTGCCGGCCACGGAAGGCTTGCCGCGGCGAGAAAGCTAGGGTTAACAGAAGTTCCTGTTATCAGACTGTCTCATTTAAGCGACACTCAACGTAAGGCGTATGTACTTGCTGATAACAGGCTTGCGCTAAACGCAGGGTGGGATAACGACTTACTTAAGCTAGAGTTGATCGAGCTAAAAGCAGAGGACGTTGACCTCGAGATGCTTGGGTTCTCCGTAGAGGAGCTAGACGGTCTCTTAAATGCGCTCGAGCCAACGGAAGGATTAACGGACGAGGATGCTGTTCCTGAGCCTCCACCGGAGCCTATTACAAAGCCTGGGGACATTTGGATATTAGGCAAGCACCGATTGATGTGCGGCGATAGTACGAGCGTGGATGCGGTTGATAAGCTGATGCAGGGGCAAAAAGCTGATTTGGTATTTACCTCTCCGCCTTACAACGCAAATGCAAAAGCGGGTCAAGGAGATATTTTTAATAAAAAAAAATCGGTTAAATTATATGCTGATGGATACGAGGACAATATGCCATCAGACGATTATGTAGACTTTGCATCATCTGTTCTTGAAATATGCTTTTCTTTTACCGATGGATTTATATTTTGGAATGTCAGCTATAACGCTAAATCAAGATTTGAATATATACAGCAGATTCAAAAAAGACTGCCGTTTTTAGTTGAGCAAATTTGTTGGAAAAAAACTAGCACGATTCCATTTAAAGGCTCTCTTATGAGGGATTGGGAGCCTATATACGTTTTTTCAACAAACAAACAATCAATATCCGTAAAGCAAGTGACAAGCAATTTTTGGCAAGTAAGTAATACTAATTCTCAATTGCAAAATCACAAGGCTTGTTTTCCCGTTGAATTGCCAGAAAGAGGAATTCATTTGGTTAATCCAAACTCAAATTTAGTGTTTGAGCCTTTTGGTGGGTCTGGGACAACAATGATCGCCTGCGAGAAAACAGGTCGGTCTTGTCGAATGATGGAACTAGACCCAAAATACTGCGATGTCATCGTCAAGCGGTGGGAAGAATTCACCGGCAAGAAGGCAGAATTAGTTAGTGAGCACTAACTTTCGGAGTTAAAAATATGCAGGGCGTGTTGCATGAACCAACGGATGAGAACAGAAAGCTAGTCAGAGGGCTAGCCGCGGTTGGCGTTCGTCACGAGGATATTGCCGCAAAGGTAGACCTAAGCGCGGATACGCTTGTCAAGTATTACAAGAGGGAGCTTGATGACGGTCGCGTGGATGCTAATGCCGCGGTAGCGAAAA